ATTTACATATGCCAGCGGACTATAAAGCACCAGAAGGTATAGTAACAAATGATTTAGGGGAAAAATTCTCTCCTGGTAAAGCATCTGACCCAATTGATATGCCTATTGCCGATGGCTCAATTATATATCATCTAGAAAAAGGCCACATACATGGTACATTAGATGAAGGCAACGTAGAAACAGATATTGCTGGTTATGTTAGACATTTAGTACATAAAACTTTACATTATCATGTAATAGATAATATGTCTTATCATACTGCGGCAAAAGCATTTTTTACATCAAATGATGAAATGAATGTTAAAGCAGGCGGCATTTACAAAGAAACTGCTCCAGAAATTCATATGAATGGGCCCGAGGCCGTAATAGATATATTTCCTGCGGCGCCAAAAATACCACTATTAATGATGCATGACGATATTTTGGCATTTGCTGAACACGAAGGTGAAGAAATAGCGCCGCACGAACATAGACTTACACGATATCCAACTAGAGAACCATATCCGTATCATTTAAATGATCCAACAAGAGGTTTATACCCTGTAGCGGCCGCTTTAGAAGATATATTGCCAGATATTTTAACAAATGAACCAATTAGACCAGGTTCGACAACATCGACTGCTACTAAACCACTTAATAAAATAGATAAATCTGGTATCTATAAAGGAAGCGGATATGACGGCGCAGGAAATCCAGTTTATGATAAAGTTGCGAATCCTGAAAAACTTGATGGCACACCATTATTACACGCTCCAAGTGCTATGAAAATTAGTGAACGCGGCCTTGATTTAATCAAAGAACATGAAGGATATAGTGGTGCAGTATATAACGATTCTGCAGGATTACCTACAATTGGTTACGGGCATTTAATTAAGGCTGGTGAATCTTATACTAATATCAATGAAGCAAAAGCATCAGAATTATTAGCACAAGACTCAAAAACAGCACAAGATGCTGTACGCAAATGTGTTAAACAACCATTGACGCAAAATCAATATGATGCCTTAACATCCCTTGCATATAATATTGGTGCAGGAGCATTTTGTAAAAGCACGGCAGTTAAAAGACTTAACCAAGGAGATAATGCAGGCGTACCAGAAGCAATAATGAGATTTAATAAAATTACTGAAAATAAAGAAAAAATTGTTAATGGTAAAAAAACTACAGTACCTACAAAAGTTGTTAATAAAGGACTCAATAACCGAAGGCAAAAAGAAGTAGCATTGTTCACCGAATTCAGTCCTTCTGCTGTTGGTGTTGCTTAGTTCTAATATAACCCTATAGAATTTAAACGATAAATAATTAAAACGGTATATAAGAATGACAAACGAAGTTAATTTTAGAGGATTTACAACAGTAGGACGCAACAAACCTACGTATTCAGTGACGGATTTTGAGTTAGTAAAAATTGATTTACTAAATCATTTTAGCACACGCATCGGCGAAAGAGTAATGCTTCCAACGTTTGGATGTATAATTTATGATTTGTTGATGGACCCCCTTGATAATAGAACAATAACATTAATAAAGGAGGATGCTGAACGAATTGTTAACGCGGATCCAAGGGTACGACTCGATGATACACAAGTAACAGAAACAGATCATAGCATTTTGCTAGAATTACAATTAACATATTTGCCCAATGGAATTACTGATTCGTTAGCAATTCAATTCAATACGGATTTGCAGGAGTAAATAATGGCCCAAATACAAAGGCAAAATAACTTTTTTGCCGCAGAAGATTTTAGAACGATATATAGAACGTTCAGTGAAATAAATTTTACATCGTATGATTTTGATTCGATCAAACAATCTATGATTGAATATTTACAAAGACAATTTCCGGAAGAATTTAATGATTTTATTGAGAGCAGTGAATTTATTGCCATAGTCGAACTACTTGCATACATGGGCCAAACAATTGCATTTAGACAAGACTTAAACACTAGAGAAAACTTTTTAGATACTGCTGAACGATCTGAAAGTATTAGACGTTTAGCACGTATGTTAAATTATGTTCCAAAGAGAAATATTCCTGCCGCCGGACTCATAAAAATAGAAACTATTTCAACAGATGAAGAAATAATTGATAGTGCAGGAAATAACTTAGCAAACCAAGCAATTAATTGGAATGATCCAGACAATATCGATTTCTTAGAACAAATAACGTTAATTCTTAACGCTGTGTTCTTGACACAAAATCCATATGGTACTCCAGTTAAAAAAGGCACAGTAAGCGAAATACCAATTGAATTATATACTGTTGATACAGTAAAAAATCTAGCAGTTATCTATACTGCTTCGGGTAATGTAAATGGTCACACAACACCGTTCGAAGTTGTTAATGGCACATTTGTAGATAAACTATATTTTAAAGAAGTAGAACCTAATCCCGAAACTGGTATTAATATGTTCTACTTAAATGATGGCCTTGGTAATTCTAGCGATAACACTGGTTTCTTTATGTACTTAAAACAAGGTGCATTATCATTTGATGATTTTAATTTAGATACGCCCATACCTAATAGAGAAATTTTTCTTGATAAAGAAAACATTAATGAATATGATGTTTGGGTGCAAAGCATAGATAGCAATGGTATTATTCTAAACAGTTGGGATAAAGTTCCAAGCATTTCGGGTAATAACATTGTTTATAATAGTTTACTTAAAAATAAAAGAAAAATCTTTACAACAATTTCATCATTAAATGATAAAGTATCAATACGATTTGCAGATGGTGCATTTGGTGATGTCCCAGTAGGAACTACTCGAATATGGTACAGACAAAGTGTAAATAAAACACAAACAGTACGCCCAGAAGATATTGGTTTACAAACAATTCAAATACCATACATAGGTAAAAATAATACTACGCAAATTTTGAGTTTAACTCTAGGCCTTACTGGTAGTATGAGCCAAAGTATAGCGGCAGAATCAAACCTAGAAATTAAAACTAATGCGCCACAAATTTTTTATACACAAGATAGAATGGTTAATGGTGAGGATTACAATACCTATCCTTTATATAAAAATACTGATATTATTAAAATTAAAGCCATTAACAGAACACATGCAGGACATAGTAGGTTTATTGATATTAATGACCCAACCGGTGTTATACAAAACTTAAATGTGTTTGCTGAGGATGGTTTTATTTACAAAGATGAACAGAATATCCAAGCAACAGCCGAACTTACAGCGGCAACAACACCAAATACTATTATTCAACGATTTATACAACCACAGTTGTCAGAGGATGAAGTTACTAATTTTTATTATGATTTATATCGAAAAGCAGTTCATACAGCAGATGGTAGTGGAGCATGGAGATTTACAACTAATGAATTAATTAAATGGGTTTCTCTGCCATCGTCGACAGAAAGTAGTACAGGTTATTTTGTAGGCGCGACAAGTATAAGTATACCTACCAACTTTGTTACAATTGGAACAACGGGAATAGATAAAAAGAAATTTCTTGTTGAAAAAGCATTATTAGAATTTCAAGATGTAAGCCGAACTACAACAAAATTTGCTACAATTGAAAACCTATCTGCAGATGGCAATCCAGCTGGCTTATCGGTTGGACCAGTAGAATTAAATGTTACTATCCCAGAAGGATATGAAATAACTAGGGTCTATCCAAAATTTAGAAAGATCTTTAATACCACAGAACAAACATTAATCTTTACACAACTAAATCTTAAAAATACATTTGGTATTGGATACGATTATAAAACTTCAGCGTTTTATGTTATTAATCCAAATAACTTATCTGCAGACACAGTGTTTAGTTTAGTAAATGCTCAGGATCTTTCTAATTCTAATAAAGACGTAAGTTGGATTATTAAAGTAGAATATAAAGAAGCAACTACATTAACAAATGCAAATTATCTTATTACAACAAGAGGTTTGCGATACGTATTTGAAAGCGAAGAGGAAGTTAGATTTTACTTTGATAATTCTTTTAAAACAATTGATGTTAAAACTGGACAAGCAAAGAGAGATGTAATTACATTATTAAAAGTTAATAGCGATAAAAGATCACAAATCGATCGTGTTGATATTACTAATCCAGGAAATGGTTATACTGTATCACCAATAGTATCATTCCAGCAAACAGGTGAAATTGATCCTGCTGTTGCTGAAGCCCAACTATCATGGAGCAAGATTATTGGTGGGGTGGGAGGCCAAGGATATACGCCAACCGATACAAATTTAACATATTTAGACAGTACAGTTGTTGATGCAAACGGCCTTCAGACAGAAATTAAAATTAATAATGCAGATGTATTAGATACATCTGCTGGTGGCCGAACTATTCGTTTAAGAGCAAATATTTCTGCAGGTGCAACTGGTGTACCAGTGATTCAAGCTGACAGAATTAATAATATTACTCTATTAGACGGTGGCACAGGATATACCGTGCCACCTACTATAACTATTCCAATCCCGGCCGATCCCGGTGGCACTCGTGCGGAAGCAGAAACAACACTTTCAAGCCAATTATCTGGTGTAAATTTATTAGACCAAGGTGGCGGATATAATAATGTTGCTTCGGTAACATTTGCATTGCCATTATTTAGTGGCAGTACATGGAGAATAAAACACGCGCTAGGAAAACATATTAATTATGAAATAATTAAC